CCGCAACTCCGGTATCAGGAATATAGAGCACCTGACCTACTGCACCGAGGAATTTTGCCGCAGAAGCAGCTACACCGTTGATACCAAAATCAAATGGAACCGCACCCTTATTTGAAAGATTGCGACCATTACCACTCACATCGGACAAATCAGAAAGATTCCAAAGACCGGCAGGTGCGTTTAGACCCATGTTCGTGAAATCGGCTAATGTAAGCTGCCGTCCTGCTCGAATTTGCCCAACTTGCCCCACATCAAGAACAGGTGTTCCATTCAATGCTGGAATATCTTGCCCAACTGGACCAGGGTCACCCTTTGGGCCCTTTACATTTCCCGCATTGATCTGAGTTCCACCTTTTGTGGTAAGAATCAAATTCCCAGCAGCATCGACATCACCGTCAACAACTGAAGCAGCTTCAATTGCCAACATTCGATCGGCAGTAAGACCAGTGACTGTAGTCATTCCTCACCTCCTAGATGCGCAGTCGTCGTTGAAATCTTGTAGGTGGTCGCATCCAAATATGTAGCATCCGCTCCGTCTATCTGGAATGTAGTAGGATTGACCATAGTAATATAATCATCCGCTTCATCAATAGCCGACCAAGTCCCATCACCATGATCAACAATGATAAGAGCGCCCAGATATCCGAAGAGCTGTGCAATCTCAGTCATCGAAGGCAAAGATGGTGAAGTTATATCTGTTCCATAGAGAATATCTTCCAATGCACTGAGAACCCCAGGAGGAGTATCCTCTGCATCAATGGAAATATGAACTGTTGGTCTGAGCGACCCAACTTTTGGAGGTGTACCAACTATAGTCCAAGCAAATTCAATCGGCTGAACTTGCTGCCCCTTGAGTGAATCAAAGCCAAATGTATCAGGATTGGCCACAAGATTATAGAGAAGATGAATCTTATAACTGTGCTCTATTCCATCGATGTCATTACCGATCTTTGTCCGATAAGACAGATTGAAACTCTTCGACGGCTGATCATAATAGTTCAATCCTGGAGTAGGAGTGATTACTCCCTGAACTTGATCGAACTCAACAGGATACGTAAAAGCTTTGAGTTTACCCGTAAAATCTCCAGGAGTCAAAGTATCCAGATACTTAACCCCATCTAGATAATACGATGTCAACGTATCATTTCCTGTTTCTTCTATGGAAGTGAGACCATTCCAGACTACTGCGGTGCCATCCTGGAGGTAGAGAACTCCCCGGTCAACACCAGTCTGATAAACCTTTTCGCCAGATTTATCCCAAACGAGAGCTGTCATTCCACCTCCTAACCATGCGTTCCGTATTGGGCTCTACGCTGAGCATTCAATTCCCGATTACGAGCCGCTATTTCAGCTCGACTCATCTTCTTTGGTTTCGCCTGCTTGATATTACATACACGAATCAAAGTGAACAATCGATTGAGATGCCACCTCTCACACTCGAAGGGAATGTTAAAAGCAATCATCCAATAGTAAACAACTTCCGCTGTAATGACTTCTCTACTCTTGGGAGCACCTGGTGCTTCGCTGAACCAGGTGGCAGTCATCTTCGCATCGATGTAATTATTGATTGCTTTGATATTATCTTCAGTAAGTCTCCGATAAACTTCCTCTGGAACTTCAGGAGTCAATGTCATTGCCTTGATGTAACCAATGACTTCTTCAGAATTTTTCTCGGATTGTTCCAAGAAAGGCTTTTCGTATTCTGACTCCCATTTTGAAAGTGAGACCAAAGAATGCTCTAGATCCAAAGTGACATCGCCGTCGGTGACGAATTCTTGGCTCTGTTCATTGAACATCTCGACACCAGGAACTACAATAGTGAGCATTCTCTGGCCTCCTTCTCTAGCAGCCCCCACTACAATCTAGTCAGCTAAGATTAGGGACCTGCAAACATCGCAATGACTTCATCTGGAGTAGGAAGCGTAGCTTCAGTCGCTGTACCTCCTCCATACAATGCATCTTCAAGAGCAGTTAGTCCTGTCGGAGTAACCACTGTTGAATCGACTGTAATCAAAGCAGTCGGCTTGAGATTGGTGACAGGCACCGGTGTAGTCGTGAACGCCCAGCTGAATGAGATGGCCGCTGGCGAATCGTTGATTGTCGCGTAGGCTCTCTCCGACGGACTGGCTTGGGCTCCGTACAGCAGATGAAGCTTGTATCCATGCTCCGTTCCGTCTATGTCATTGCCGATCTTTGTCCGATAGGACATTCCAAACACCTTGCGTGACTGCTGACCAACGGCCAATCCTGGTTTGGGGAGCTCCGTCCCGTCGCATTGTGCGAACTCGTCGGGATATGTGAACGCTTCAATCGTGCCGCCAAACTCCTCAGCTGAAAGAAGGTTCAAGTATTTGATGTTATCCGCGTATTGCGGATTGGAATCTGCCCCTGAAGGAGATTCCGTAACAGTTGTGAGACCGTTCCAGGCAACTCCACCACCATACTTTCCGGTTTCGTCCGGAATGTAGAGGACTCCATGGTCCACACCTGTTTCATACAGTCGGTCGCCAACCTGATCCCATGTCAGAGGTGGCATTTGTTTCCTTTCCCTTAGAAGAACACTCTATAAACGTCGTGGTTCAGGTCATCAGCTGTATAAAACCGATTGAATAGACTCATCGGCATTGAAGCTATCTTACCTGGAATATCACTGTCAGGATTTCGATCGATGACCGTAATCATATACCTTAAACTAATGTTATATGGAATGTCATCCGCAAATTCAGTCTCTGCATAGTCACGATTATAGATAATACATGGATATTCCAGCGTTATGTTGGTTGGTGGCTGGAAATATACATGATCGCAAAACGTGAGCAAGAGGTTATGCAGCTGCGGGCGTGGGGCCATTGTACACCTCCCCTATCCGGAGCAGAAGACGGGGACTTTGCACTTCGACGCTTGAAATCGTCCACAAAACCCCCGCCCATTCCACATAACGAATGGCAAAGAAATGTTCATTGGCATATTGATCGGCCACAATACTGATCGAATTCTGTACACTGAGATCTTTGTTGAGATTCTCTCCATCTTGGAGATTCCTTGCATTACGAATAACATCGCCGTAATATGAATACTCAACAATCTCATCAGTCCACACACCAGGTGCAGATTCTACAGTTTCACCATACCCAACACGGCCAAAGAACCTTGCCATAGAGAACCTACCTTAGCTCTCGTTCTTGAAGGTCCACTCGTCCTCGACGTTGCTCTCGAAGTAATAACCAGCAGATGCCGGTGTGGCTTCCACCGTAAGCGACTCACCAGATGCCAGTACGACAGGCACTGCTGTAGTCAACGTGGCACCAGTGTCCTTGTTCTTGTACGTGACACCAGTTGTAGTCTTCACGATGACTGTAGTACCATCGAAGTCAGGCTTCTGTGGCACGACGAGAACGGCAGTTCCAGCCACTTTCTTGAGAACCAGAGCGGAACGGATCTTCGTAAGGGCGCCGGAAACACGAGTCTCCAGCAGGTACTTGTACTGGTTGTAGTCGATGTCGAAGAAGTCAAAGAAGTTGACCTCTCCGCCCTTGTCCGTACCAATCGTGTAGTCCGAAAGATTCACGATGATACCAATGACGTTGGGGTAATCCTCCATGACTTCCACAGCGACAATAGTGGAAACACCCATCTCAGCAGCAATATCGCTGATTGAGTTGTAGAGACGACGACCAAGCGAATCCCTCTGAAGGAGGAAATCAGTGATGTACGGCAACGTGGTGAAGAGCGTCGGTTGCCCTGAGCCCTTGTAGAACCGCATGGCACGGACAACTCCGTCCACGATCTCAGACGGAGTCGAGTTGGCGTCATCGATGTTGACGTTTATCGTCGCCGCGTAGAGATCGTCATCGTTCAGGATTGAACGAATGCCTGCGCCCTGAGGAGCACCGACCGGATCGAGAATATGATCCTCATCATCAGGCTCACGACCGTCACCTAGAAGAATAGCACGAGCAAGTTCCTCATCCAAGAGAATACGCATCTCTCCCTTGAGCCACACCACGACGTCGAAGTCCGTGATATCGAGGATGTCGTCACGATCCAGCTTCTGCTTCTTGTAGACCGTGGCAGGCGTTGTGACACGCTTCGATGCGCTAATCCATTCTTCCTTCTTCAGGTTGCCCTTGATGTAACCCTTCGCACGAGCTTCTTCGAAGGTGACATCGGCAACGATGGACTTGATCCGGGTGAACGGCGACTTGCGAGTGCCATTGATGACACCTGAGACCCACTGCATCCTCCGAGTGTCAAGGTCCGGTTGATCGCTGATTGTGCGAGCTTCTGGGAAGAGAACGTCAATGTTCTCAATACCGTGCTTGAGTGCATACGCCTCCACAGCCTCTCTCAGCGATCCACCACGCTGAGCGTCCGCGAAGATCTCCCTCATCGCGTCATGAGTGAGGGTGTGCTTCTCTGCCTCCTTCTGTCCACCCGTCTGCTCAAAGACGTTGCGGCTCATGCGTCGTCCTTCCTTTTTATCGTCATTGGGAACATCGGATCCAGTATGCGAGCCACCGGAATGGGCTGCCTCACCATCAGTGTGAGAAGCTTCATTAATAGCAGCGCCAACCATGTAGTGGACAACTTCCTTCTGCTGATCCGTCATCGAATCGTAGACGTCTTGAACCGTCTCGCCTTCTTCGGTTGCCTCGCCAGGTTCTGTGGCATCTGCCACAGTTTCCTCTTCCTTCTTGTCATCAGAAGGAGCCTGTCCATCATCGTGGTTCAGCTCCAAGCCTGTGTAGATAATGGCTTCGTCTTCCAACGTAACCATGTCACCACTATCGGCATGAGCCAGAGTGATGTTGTCAATAAGCGCGCCAGGATTGGCGCCCGACAGAACAAGACTCAATTCACGAATAAAACCGTGAAGAACCTGCTTCGCCTTCTCTGTCAGCTGATTGGCGTAAATTGAAAGAGACTTGATGTCCCCATGTTGCACTAGCATCCTTGCATTCTTTGCCTGATCGGTGTCGTTGAAATACCCATAGGCATAGACACCATCGTCTCGGTTTTCTAGAACTGCATGACCGAGAACATTTCCAGGCTCACTGTGAGAGTGCTGCCAAACAAGTGGAACCGTCGTATTGTTCTGATGCGCAAACGCATCCTTCATGATGGTTCGACCATCGGAGCACTTGAGACCAGCCTTTGTGGCATAGCCACTGAAGTCGGGCTTGGCCTTTTCTCCCATTTTGAATGCTCTCTTTCAGTTTTGGATCATCGGCCTATTCGCCGCTCTGGTAGCTACCATTGCCATTAGTTGAACCAGCACCATTGGCTGAACCAGTTGGAACTAAAGCTTTATCGGATACAACTTCAGTTGGAGTAGCTCCACCAGAAGGAGCTACACCCCTAAGATTGCTATTCCGCAATTGATCAGCTTTCGGATCTGTGGCTGGTCTTACACCAATGATTTGTCGAATCTCATTAGATGACAAGATCTCATTACGACTAAACACATCCGCAATCTTGGCAATGTTCTCAATCGGAATCAGTCTGAACGGATCACGGAAGAAGGCAATTGTCTGCTTCTGAGTCCGGGCAGTCTTGGTCAAGAACTTTCGACTCATGTTCTCAGTAATGGCTGTTAGAACTGGTTCGATCGTCCGATTCCAATAATTCAGCATTGTCTTTTCGTCGGCTGTTCCATTCATGACCTCATCGGTTAGGCCAAGTTGGCTATAAAGCAGCTTGGTAAGAAACTCGATCTGGGTCATCAGATTGTTCTCGGCCGGACGATTAAGCTGAGTGATCTTCTCAGTCCCATCCGTATAGGCAATACCATACTGACTACCTTTGAGCTGAAATTCGATGTCTTTTCGGCGCTGTTCCGCTGCTTGACGACGAGCTTCAGATTTGATCACGTAAGGAAGCTGGATGATAAGATCGAGTTTCCCAGAAGCAGATTGTTCATCTACAGCATCCAACAGATTCAATTTATGAAGCAAGCGTTGAAGAGTTGAATTCGGCTCATTCATTACAGCATACAAAGGATTCTCAACAATAGCGACCATGGTTTTAGGGAGAGTAATCTCTTGTCTTTGCCCAACCGCTTCGTTATAGAGACGAACTCTCACATGTTGAGGGAACCATTCTGTAATGTCGCCAACTCGTAACGTCAAGATGTCATAACCACCAGCTGTATCGCCTGGATTTACAGACGTGTCAACTGGTACAATTGCCGCAGAACCTCGATCAAACATTGTCAAAGCAATATCTATTCTTAGAGCAGTAGCTGCTTGATCAATGTTTGCTTCGACAGTCAAACAGTTATTGAGCCCACTATCTATATCGTCAATGTACCGATCCTGGTCATCAGTACGAATATGACGCATGTCAATCGAAGCAACATCAATACTGAGACGCGTATAGATCGACGAGATAATCGAGCGCTCATTGGGAATCCGAAGTCTATTCCGATCTGGCCTATAGGCATAGCTTGGCCCATAATATTCTGTATAGGGCTCAAGTTTATCCTGCTTTTGCTGTTGGTTCGTGAAAAGGTTCCACGCATGTTTCAAATATGCACCAAATCCCAACGAATTTCACCTCCTTTCCCAAAGATCACTCGAAAGCCTCCTTGTGGGCTTTGTACGCAATGTAAGCATCCATCATTGCAGCAACATTATCGATTTTCTCATCTTGTCTTCTCTTTAAAAGCTTTCGGTTACCATTGGTATCTTCCAGCGTAATAGCATTACCCATAGCAAAAGACATCAGAGCTTGATCAAAGATAAGCAGTCTTTGTTCACTCAGAATTTTGAGTTCACCCAGAGGAACCGATTCAGTCTTGGCACCCTGAATGACCTTTTCAATACCAAACGGTCCATTCTCGGCTTCCCAACGAGCAACGAACTCTTTGGCATTGTAAGGATCAAATCCTAGAGCACGAACATCATACTCAGATGCTTGGATAAAAGCGTCAAGATCTTCATAGACTTCCATCATGTCAAGAATGTTTCCGGGCATGACATGCAAACTTGCTTCATTAATAAACTCGTCATACTTCATGCGCATGGCCCCCGGAAGTTTCATCAGCGTCAACTCAGTGATGTAACTCCGAGTCTTGACTCCGAACTTGTCGCCACCCAATGGGAAGAGAAGAGTGAATGCACAGAAGTCATCGCCTTGTGAGAGGTCGGCCCCGAGGGCACAGGGCAAACTCCAAAACTCTCGCGCGCGATGCACAAGAGTTTCTTCATACGTGAAGAAATATGTGTAGCCTTCCATAGGAATACCAAAACGCTTGGCCAAGATGTCATTACGTGACGCGGGAGCTTTTTCAGCTCTTTCGACGTCCAGATGATAGGTTTCATATGAAACTGTCGCGCCGAGATTTGGATTCGCCTTCAACCAAGTCGATGGATCCCCAACTTCTTCGATCTCGTCGAGCTTGTAATGCCAGATAGAAACATGTGGAGCTAGATACTCGCCCTTGAGTATGTCAGCTAACTCCATTTTGATTGTGTCTCCTGAACCGGCTCTGACTGTTCCTTCCGAGCTAATAGCTACAATTAAATAGTCCTCTAATTTCGATGCCCCTTGCTCAACCGCTCCAACCACATCTTCACGGAGATCCCCTGATAGCCATTCGTCGATCGTGGAGATCTTTGGGCGAAGCCCTTGAAGTTTGTTAATCGCCATGGGGCGGATTTCGAGAAGCGATCCTGTAAGGAAGTTTTCGATTCCCTTTTTGGTTGCGGCAAGTTTGACACGATTGGCTCTCGATCCCGTCGTGTTCTGCAAGGATCCTTCAGTCAGGAATCTGAACAACGGTCCTCTGGCTCTTGTGATAGCGGTACGAATAGGCGACATAACTTCGTCCGCTTGCTTCATAGTTGGCGATGTAGTAACCTGATGTGTCGTCGACGTATCGACGTTTAGGAAGTAATTTTGGATCATCGACGCATACATCGACTTGGCTGCGCCTCTGGCTACTATTAGATACTGCTTTAAGATCAGCCGCTTCTTGACTGTTCGGTGCTCGTAGTGGCCGCCATGATTGTCCTTAGTTGGAACATAGACGCTTCTCTCGACGAAATAGTACCAACCAAAAACCTGCTCCGACCAGAGCTTGAACGTGTCCAGAAGATGTAGATCCGAGCCATCAGTTAAAGTCAACTCTCCTTCACAGAATCGAATGAATCCATCCACCGCTAGATCATCGTAATAAATGTTAGGGTTAGCGATGAGCGCGTCAATCCGGTTCATCTCCATAGAGATTTCGCGGTTTACTGGAATCTGGCCTCGAATCACAGCTTCACGAAACTGACCATAGTAGATCGGTGTCGCAGTATTTGACAGGCCCACGCTAACCCCCTTCCTATGCTAGAGCTGCAGTAGCTGCTGCAGCGGCAAGCTTTCTCCTTACTGTCTTGCTTGTGGCAACAGTCTTGACGCCCTTCAAAGCAATTTGACCTTCCGGAGAACGCACAAACTTTGTCACGAATTTGTAACCAGCTTTGACACCAGTATCAGGAGTCAGACTGTTGACCTGCCGCTCAAGATTGAGACGAGTTGCTATCGTCTGCAACTCACCATTGGAAAGACTGTGTATCCCGCTCTTCTTATGCTTCTGCATAGCCGATCTGGCTGCAACTGCATCGGAATGTGCAGGCTGATGTGTACCGCCACTGGTCTTGATCGTCGTCTTTCCTCTCAGACTAGAACCAGTCTTCACTGAAACAGAGGTTGATCCTCCTCTGTCAGCTCGGCGAACACCCCACTTCATTCCTAATACACCATGATGAGAAAGAATATGGTCCACAACTTCTTTACTTGCTAAGCTATCCATTTACCACCCCCTCTCCTATCATATAATCTGGTGGACCGGGAGGATCGGGGTCAACCCAACCACTTTCCTCACGATGAGTATTCAATCTCCATTCGAGCTCTTCGATTTGATCCTTGAATGCTCCAATAAGATAAGACGTTGAAGGAGGATCGAACAGTTGTCGAACCTTTAACCATACATATGTCTTAACTGAATTGTATTGCTGGTCACCATCAGTGATGAAATCAGTCCATTCTGCAGTATCATCCTCGATCATGAAACCTTCAGCTGGACCAACCCCCAACTGGGTGAGAGTAGAGAATGCAGTATTGATATGAGTGATAATATCGTGATCAAATACTGTATACGCCGCATCTATTCCCAGAATTTTCTTAGTTCCAGTAAGAATACTCAATTCCATCTACTTCACCCCCTTTCTGGGTAATTTTTGTTTTATCCTCCAGGAACTGCCGTAAATGCTGCAACCTGCTTTCCTGGTGCTCCACCCGCCCAACTAGTACTGCTTTTGTTCTGCCATGTATGAGCAAGAGAACCATCAGCATAAGCTGCAAACACTTCAAGTGTTCCAGTTGCTGTCAAAGTAGCTGAAAGTCCAGCTATATCTTTCGACGTCTTGGCGAATACTCCTCCGTCTCGCCATTGTGTTTCACCGCTTCGCTGATAACGGTAACGAACAGTTCGTTTATCTTTATCAGCCCAGAAAACATGTAATACTCCGCCATTACTCAACGCCGACGCCACCAATTCCGTTCCCTCCTCTTGTTCTGGTTTCGGAGTAGCCCCGCCACGAGCAAGATCAAGCACATAATCCATAGGGAAACCAGAACCACAATCGTGATGTCCACCACCACGGGATCCAAGATCAACATGTTGGCAGACACCGCGTCCAGATCCCTGAGCCTGGGACGAATTCAGCTTAGTAATCGGAAGTCCGAAATATGCAGCTTCCTCCGCAATCCATTTCGCGCAGTTATCCAACATATTAGCGTGGTTATTACGCCACTCGTTAGTACTCCAAGAAGCAAATCCGCAAAGTTCAATTTGAATGGCAACCGGATTGAATTCCGCACATGTCCACGCCTTGTTAGGACGCTTGACATACTCACCAATCGTATTTACTTTGTCGTCCGCGCCTACATGACTCGATGCTTGAACGTTTCCTTTGAAGAAATTGCCAAGTGACTCGATAGTGCGAGCTCCTTCGGCTGTATGGAGAACAATGAGGCGCACACTGGAACCGCCGCGGCTGCTGTAATTTGGGCTTGGTATCCAGACTCTTTTCAGTGCCATCAGGCTGCATCGCCATCATCTGGCGTAGAATCTGGGTGAGTCTGATCCGCGTCGGGAGGCTCGGGAACAGGCTCCACATCTTCGCGATCATCTTCTGGCTCAGGCTCAGGAGCCGGAGGTGAAGGAGGTGAAGCAGGAGCGGGAGGTGTGAGATCTGGTGATGGAACGCCCATTACTCTTCGACCTCCTCAGTTTCTCCAGAATCGGCTTCTCCCCCAGGATAACCGGAGCGTGATTCTGTTTTGGTAAGAGGAGCGAGAAGGACAACCGGTCGATACGTATCAGGATTCGATGGAACTCGCAAATCCCCAGATGCCTTTCGCTTCTCCTCGTATTCCGCCATCATGTCGCGTTCTTCCATTATTTCTCCTCTTCTTCTCGACGTCGAGGTACTATGATTTCATACTTACTACCCCATATAAGACCAACTAATAGACCGGCTAAAAAGATCAATGGAGCAGTGACTAGTATATCGACTAAAGTAGAAGCTATGATCACCATAGCTTTGTATCTCCTGGTTTTCGTTCTATAGGACCCCTAGGTAGAAGACTTTCATTTCCGAAATGAATCGCATTGTGCGTTTCAAGAGATGTAGTTATGAGATAATTAGGATCTAGAATCCATTCTCCTCCATGGGTTATGTCCTCTGGAGATATTGGATTCATATGGTGGACAAATAGCCCAGTATGAATTTCATAACCGATAATACCCAAATCACATCCGTGATCCCGAACGATGACCGCATTGCGAACCCTTTTCCATTCAGTTGATCTGTAAAAGCTCTGATTAAGCCATCTATCAAAGCCAAATGTGCTATATCCAACAGATCCACCCAATTCCAAATATCTAAAGCGTTCTTCGAACGTTTCTAGTCGACGGAGCTCAGAGTATGTCCGAATCCTCGTCATTTTCCTCAGGACTTGGTGGTTCTCCAGAATATGAACGCATTGCCTTGATAGCATCAACGTATAGTTCTTCAATGCGCTGTTGAGATTCGATTTGCTGCTTCTTGACTTCGAGAAGAGCGTTCTCATGCTCAAGTCGCTCTTGTTCAAGCTTCTCACGACTTGAACCAAGCTTCAAGAAGTGTGTAATGATCTGGGATGACGCCGAACCCGCACGAATTTGCTCCTCGGCGAGATCAATAGCCAGAGAAACCATCTCATTCTCACGGGCCTCTGGAGTTGTCGCGGGTTTGCGGCGAGTATCTTTGGCTTCTGACCTCCTTCTCCTCGCTGCCACGCGACTTTCCTTTCACTTTTGTTTGCCCAAATATCCCTCCGGGGCTATTTTTAGG